TACCGGCTAACATTCGTGGGGATGCTGCACGATTGGGATCTAATTGCCTGGCACGATCCGGATCCTCTTTCCAGAGCTTATCGAGCATGGGCCGGATGATTATTTTATCAAACAGCTTGCGTCCTCGAGGCTGAGACATTGGATTGCTATGATGATGGTAGTTGAAACGCAAAGCATAGTCGGGTGTAAGTTCGGGCAGCGGCATGTTATCTCTCTTTGTTGGTACGCGCCGCTTGAAGGATAGAAACGGCGCGTCTAACAGTGATAACAAATATTGTTACTATGCGTCAATAATTAAAATCAATAATATTGCAGATTGCATCAATTATCTTTTACGCACTCAAAACCCATTGCTGGTGGATCGTACAACGTGATCGATACCGGCACTGACCAGATCAATTCACATTCCGGAAGATAATTTTTTTCCATTATAGGATATTTTACATCTTTTTTGCGTTCATTGTTTTGCATGGAGTCCACCATGTTTACAATGCGCCGCACTGTGTACGTTTTGAAATCGCTATTCTCAAATGGATATCCTAGTAATGTAACGTCTTTGCCATCTTGTCCAAAACCTTTAACGTGGTTTAGTGCTATTTGACCGACGGATTGATTGTCAACGTAGCGTTTTTCAATCGGTCGTGTATCAATTACGCATATTGCTGTTTTCCTTTTTGTAAACCATCCAGGCACAAAATATGCGCCGTGATAGGGTTGAAAGCTTAGTGGCCCAGCTAAATAACGTATCTTTGATTCGTTCTGTCCGAAATGCGTAAATACACCGGACGGCGCAAGCTCTCCAATGATTGGACACATGCTGCGCTGGAACAGTATTTCTTCAGCTGTGCAGTTAAGTATCTTGGCATAGCGCATAGCATCCTCGATGCTTATGTTCTGTTTGCCGTTTAGATGACGCGATACAGTTTCCGGACGCAATCCCATTTGGTCTGCGATCTGTACACCACTAAGACCAGCACGTCGCGCTAGCGCTTTAAGGTTCCCGGTTGTTTGCTGTTCTGTCATGTTTTCATAAAAATTAACTACGTTCATGGTGTGCCTCCACTTGGCTACGACCATAAGCACCGAATATATTATTCAATACGAGTCTGTAGTATTTCCTATTTGTTTGTCTGTGTAATCTTACCCTTTGGTACTTTGTTTTATTATCAATCATTTTATCCTCCTAAAATCACTAAAATCAATAATATTCGTAACAATTATTGTTACGTGACTTACAAAACTATAATTTAATTCCTAGTTAGTCAATCATATTTATTAAGCAGACAATAAGTATTGCTTTTTCCATCAATGTAACTTAATTTGTTAAATCAATTATATTGATCCTGTTATTGATCGGCTTACGTAAGGGAATATTGATTTGAAACTTGAGGATTGGCGCAAGAATAGAGGTTTAACGTATCGGCAGCTAGCAGATTTGCTTGATGCGCCTGGTGCTGGTGTTGTGCATCGCTGGTGTTTGGATCGTGATCATCCAGGGGCCGCTCGAGCAGTGCATCCAAACAAGGAATACATGCGCCGGATCAAGGTTGCAACGGATGGCGCAGTGCAGCCAAATGATTTTTACCAGGATGAGTTATGAAAGAAGCGCAGCTGCAAAACCTGGTTGCGGATTATCTGCGTGTTGCTTTACCGGACGGATCTATTTTTCATCACTCACCTAACGAGGGCAAAAGCCATGTGGCGTATCGTGTCAAGCTAAAGAAAGCTGGCATGTGTACCGGCTGGCCGGATCTCGAGATCTTTTGTCCAGGTAAGCCGCCGATCTTCATCGAACTTAAAGTAGGCCGCAACACAATAACGGCAGCACAAAACAAAACGCTGCAAGCATTATCAACAGCTGGTTGTGTCACAGCTGTATGCAAGACACTCGACGAAGTGCGCCAGGTGTTAGGCACAGTAGTGACGCTCAAGGATCATTCACAAAAAGACAGTTTTTTATTTCAAGCAAGGAGGAATATTTATGGAGCATGAAGAAGCAAAAGACTACATTAACTATAAGATTAGCCAGGGATACACGCTGCTGCAAATCGCGGATTTGCATGACATTCCGCCCAAGTATTCTAAAAATTGTTATACGGAGAAACATGTCGTCGATACTATTGCTGAAGATATTATCCGCGTAAAATACGAAACCTTTAATTGGCTATCTGGTTGCGATACAAGATATGACAAGTAATATCGATAAGCATTTTACCGGTAGATTTGGTCAGCTGTTCGCCCGGTACAATAGCAGCGTTTGGCAGCGCTTTTTAATTAAATGCAAAAAGGTGTTTACAAGATGAATTTTATTGATACCCTCGGTAATTACCGCGCCCGAGCAACTACACGTTATAATTACGTATATATTACAGTGTAATTACACGTATGTTGCATAAGGAGATTCCATACGATGTTACCTGGCTTGAGTCGCTGTTTTTACAAGCAGCAGCAACAGAAAGACGGCTTCCTCCGGCGATTGTAAAAAGAAAATTATCAAACTGGCCCGAGTACGAACAATCATGGCATGCCTACAATTCTGTAGCGTTCACACCAAAAGCACCAAAGGCATCACCACGAGATATTGACGACTACTTCTTGGCACTCGATATCTCTCTTGCCTATTGCGACACAGAGCAGCGCCGGTTGATATGGGCCGTAAATTATTCTGCTGTATTAAAGAACGGATATATTCGAGAACGTGGGCCAGCCTGGGAAAAGCTCAGCAAAGTTAGCAAGGATCGTATTTCAGCAAAACGCGTCAAGGCAAATTACCTGGACGCAATCGTTAGACTTGCGTATCGCATGCAGCTGCAACCGGAAAGATTGACGCAAAAAGTTATTACAAAGTGATTGCACCAAGGCACGAAATGTAGTACGCTTTCAGCTATAATTGCCAAGATCTTGCGATATTACTGCTAATATTGTGTCATGTGTCTGCCAAGACAATAGATGTAGGTAGTTAATTTTTTCATATCACTTTCTGATATTTTGCCAGGTGTAAGCCGCTCCACCGGTTTATGCCTGGTCAATTAGGTGGATCAATGTCACGGCTTATGAACATAGAATTAATGGAGAAGATCTGCGATCATTTACTCAGCGGCAAATCAATGCGCGAGATTGCAAAGATCGATGGGTTTCCAAGCGATGATACAGTGTATCGATACATTCAGAAGAATGACGACGCACACGAGATGTATACCAAAGCAAAAGCTATCCAGGGTGAACGCATCCAGGAAGAGATCGACGAGGTGCTTAACAGACCTTTACCGGTGGATCCAAAGCATATGATGGCTGAGGTACAGATGCGACGCTTGAAGGTAGATACATTGCAGAAACGGCACACACAGTTGCAGCCAAAGGGCATACGGAATAAGTCTGAGGATATGGCAGCACCAGGTATGAGCGGCACGATTACATTGTCCTGGGAGAAAGGCGATGTTGATATTAAAGCTGGTTGATTTCCGTTAGGCCATACTGACACTGCGTTTAATCACACGCGCGAGTCCAGGGCGATATCGTTGTTTTGTGGCCCGATTGTGGCCCGACAGTGTCATCGTAGTTATTTTATTGGAAAGCGTGGGGGATGGTGGCTGTTACGCTGCTATTTCTGCACATATACCGCCTGACCCTACCCCCGGCGACCGCACCACGCGCTGCATATACATATATAACCCAATCCGGACACTGACATTCTCAATGAGGACTACATGGGTAAACGAAGTGAATTTGACCGGATACCAAGAGATTTCTATCCGACACCTCCAGCAGCAGTTGATCCGTTGCTACCACATTTACATAAAGCGGATGTACAGCTGTTTTGCGAGCCGTGTGCTGGCGATGGACAGTTAATTGATACGTTAGAGCTAGCCGGCCTTAGATGCTGCTACAAGAGCGATATACAGCCAGGACGTATTGATATTGTAGAACAGGACGCATTGGAACTCGACGAGATGAAGATACTCGAGGCTGATGCGATAATTACGAACCCTCCCTGGCGGCGTGATTTGCTTCATCCGATGATTGAGTATTTCATGTCGCTAAAACCTACATGGCTATTATTTGATGCTGATTGGATACATACAAAGCAAGCAGCGGAGTTAATAACCTATTGCCGGTTGATAGTGTCTGTGGGTCGTGTCAAATGGATCCCGGACAGTAAGCATACCGGGAAAGATAATGTGTGCTGGTATTACTTCACCAAGTACATGCAGACAAAAGAAACAGAATTTATAGGCCGCCAATGAAGACCCTAGTTTTTGTCCTGGTTATTCTTAAAGGATCGGAAGTTGTGGAAGAGGCCGAGATTGGCAACTATCAAGATTGCAGCTGGAATGTGTCGCTTATCAATAAGCCTGGCAATCCATACAGCGCGTATTGCAAGCCGTATTTAAAGAAAAAAGATGAAGAGTGATAACGTAAACAGACCGCAGCATTACACCGATGGAGAGATAGAGTGCATAGATGCGCTGCGATCGATGTTAGGCGAGGACTTTGGCGCGTTTTGCCAGGGAACTATCGTGCAGTATCTGTGGCGCTATAAGCATAAAAATGGTGTCGAAGATCTCCGCAAAGCGGAGTGGTATTTAAGTGCATTAATTAAATTTGAGGAGGACGATCATGCCCGGAGGCTACGGAAAATCCAAGGGTGCAATGCCCATGAAGAAGAAATCGATCTTAACTGCTGGACAGAAGACCCTACCTAAGGATCTACAGAAAAAGATTGCTGCGTCGAAGATGAAGAAAAAATAGAGGACGATCCTTTATTACAAAAAAAAGCCGTCTTCTTTGCGAAGAACCAGGAGAGAAAGCGGCTGCATAGAGATTTCATGCTGCGGCAGTTGCGGCGAGAGTTAAAACATGGACATAAAAATCCCATACGCACCGCGCAAAGTGCAAAAGGAACTACACGATCAGCTAGACAATCATCGATGGGCGGTAGTGGTGATGCACCGGAGAGCCGGCAAGACAGTGATGGCGATTAATCATTTGTTGCGTGAGGCTATCTTATGCACCAAACCAAACCCACGATATGCGTATATAGCACCGACCTATCGCCAGGCCAAACAAGTAGCCTGGGATTATCTCAAACAGTTCGCGGTCAACATACCGATGGCACGTTTTCACGAAACGGAACTGCGCTGCGATCTGCCTAATGGTGCAAGAATACAGCTGCTGGGATCCGAAAATCCAGCGTCTTTGCGTGGAATATACCTGGATATGGCATGCCTGGACGAAATGGCGGACATGCCGGAGAACTTATTCCCGGAAGTCATACGACCAGCCTTATCGGATCGTGAGGGAAAAGCTTTATTTATTGGTACACCAAGAGGACACAATGCCTTTTTCGAACTCTACGAGGCGGCCAGTGCATCTAAGGATTGGTTCGCTGCCACGTACCCAGCGAGTGAAACCGGGATATTACCGCCCACCGAGCTTGAATCAGCGCGGATTGGTATGTCCGAAGACCAGTATAACCAGGAATACGAATGTTCCTGGGTCGCTAATGTACCCGGATCTATCTTTGGAAAAGAGCTACAAAAAGCGTTTCAGGATGGGCGCATATCGAAAGTACCTTATGATTCCAGTGTTCGTGTGGACACGTTTTGGGATTTGGGGGTCGGCGATAGCACAGCGATTTGGTTTGTCCAGGTCGTAGGCCGGGCCGTACATTACATTGATTATTATGAGGCAAGAGGCGAGGGATTACCGCACTATGCTCGAGTGCTGCAAGAACGTGAGTATCTCTATGATAGTCACTATGCACCGCACGATATAGAAGTAAGAGAGTTAGGATCCGGCAAGAGCAGACGTGAGGTTGCCTGGGATCTAGGAATAAATTTTAGGGTTGTGCCAAAACTCCCTATTGATGATGGGATACACGCGGCGCAGCTGCTTATCGAGCGCTCCTGGTTTGACCGGGATAACTGCAAACACGGCCTTGAGGCATTACGACAGTATCATCGTGTGTATAACGAACGCACACGATCCTTTTCTACAACGATAAAACACGATTGGTCATCGCACTCAGCGGATGCTTTTCGCTACAGCGCTATAGGATTGCGCGAGGATAAACGCCAATTTGCGCCAATGCAGCAAACGGCAATGAATGATTACCGCGTTTTATAGGAGATATCATGGGATTTTTTACAGACTTTTTTAACGCGATTAGCAATGTTAGCCAGGGCAAAGGTACAGACTTTGGCCGAAATACCGGCGCAGCGATACAAGGTATGGCCGAAAGTATGCGGTTTAACGAGCCAACACGCCTCGATAATTTTTTGCTTGGCCCAGGACAATCACCGGATCCGAACAGAAATTATTTCCAGGAAGGCCAAGACGCTTTTAAACGCGATTCACAAGCCCTTGCCGATATGCGTGATCCGATGGGAGAGCGTACCGATCCAAACACCGGTCGATCGGTCAGAGAAACTAGAGGATACGAGGAAAAAAGCAGCGGATCGATAGTAAGAAGTGGCGGTAGTGGCGGCGGATCTGGCGCAGCAAGCGGCACAAAAACAGAATTAAACCCACCGGAAGCACCAAAAACAGTAGCAGAAGATCCATCGAGCAGCGGCGATCTTGAAGATGAGGCAATGGAAACCGGCAAAAAAGGCAAAAAAGGAACGATCTTAACATCGTCACAAGGTTTATTGAGCAATGCACCGGTACGCGATAAACGCAAACTTAAAGGTTTAATTAATTGAGAGTAAAGAAAACCAAGAATGTCGCCGGTATGATGGGCCGTTTATCGCCACAAGGTAAGACCGGCATATCAATGGCAATGGATATTAATCCTTTGGAGCGCATGATGCAGCGGTTCGAGGGTCGTGCAAAAGGCGGCAAGCCTAGAAAAATGAAACGTAAAACACTTATGACCGGAGGTTACTAATGGCTGCAAAAAAAGGTTTGTATTACAACATCAATAGACGCAAGAAAGCTGGTACGTCCAGGCCAAAAAGCGAGTCTACAATAACGTCGAAAGCCTATAAAAATATGCAAGCTGGCTTTCCGGATAGCAAGAAAAACAAGAAAAAAGCGTAATGGTCGCTAAGAAATATCAGAATCCAAAAGGCGGATTGAACGCGGCTGGTCGTAAGTTCTTTAAACGTACTGAGGGCAGCAATCTTAAGAGTCCGCAGAAAAGTGGAAATGATGGTCGTCGCGTCAGTTTTGCCGCTAGATTCGCCGGCATGCGTGGCCCAATGAAGAAGCCAAACGGCGAGCCAACACGCAAGGCACTAGCGCTAAAAGCATGGGGATTTGGCAGCGTCGAGGCTGCACGAAACTTTGCTAAGCGCAATAAAAAGAGTTAGATATGGAACCATCGAAAATAGTACAGATGCTGCACAAACGCTATGAAACACTAGCGACACAGCGCAGCAATATCGAGAATAGATGGCAAGAGGTTGCCGACTTTTTTCTACCCAGGAAAGCGGATATCATCAACAAACGCACACCGGGCGAGAGAAAAGATCAACGAATATTCGACTCCACGGCGCAACATGCGGTCGAATTGCTAGCAGCGAACTTACATGGCACACTTACAAGTCCTAGTGTGCCGTGGTTTTCTATGCGGTATCGAAACAGAGATTTCCAGAAAGTCGATGCGTTGAACGAATGGTTAGAAACATGCACCGATATTATGTACCAGGAGCTAGAAAGATCGAACTTTCAGCAAGAAATACATGAATTATATTACGATCTAGTAGTTTTCGGAACAGCAGCGCTGGCGATCGAGAAAGAAATGGGCCAGGATATCCGGTTTTCTACCAGGCATATAGCAGAGATCTACATTGCCGAGAACCATGAGGGCCGTGTTGATACTGTCTATCGTAAGTACGAACTAACAGCCAGGCAAGCAGAGCAAAAGTTTGGCAAAGAAAACCTATCAGAGAAAATACGTAAGTCGCTCGAGAACGATCCATTAGAAAAACATCCCATTATTAACGCTATTTATCCACGACAAGACGCTGGAGGATTAGCAAAAGCAGCAAAAGACAAGCCCTTTGCGTCTATTCACTACTGTTTCGACAGTAAGACACTGATGCAAGAAAGTGGTTTTGATAGTATGCCTATCGCTACGCCCAGGTTTACTAAGGATAGCTCGAGTGTTTACGGACACTCTCCGGCGCATACCAGCCTTGCCGATACGATGATGGTCTCGAAGATGGCCGAGATTGGTATTCGTGCCGCACAAAAGCAGCTGGATCCGCCGCTAATGGTTCCGGATGATGGTTATGTTTTGCCGGTCAGAACGTCACCAGGCGCGTTAAATTTCTATAGATCGGGATCAAGAGATCGTATCGAGCCTTTGAAAACCGATGCAAACAACTTGTTGCAGCTTAACCAGGAGGAGAGGCGGCAAGATCAGATCCGCCGGATCTTTTATGTAGACCAGCTGTTAGCGTCAACCGATAAAACAATGACAGCGACACAAACATTGCAGATGCAAGAAGAGCGCTTGCGATTGCTAGGGCCGGTGCTCGGTCGATTGCAATCTGAATTACTCAAGCCTCTTATCGATAGGACGTTTGAATTGCTGCTTACCCAAGGCGTTTTACCGCCAGCACCGGAAGAACTGCAAGGACAAGATATAGATATCGAGTACGTATCACCGCTAGCAAAGGCCCAAAAGATAGGGGATCTACAAAATCTAGTGCGCGGAATTGAACTAATGACCGGTTTAGCCGAGGCGATACCAGGGATAACCGACTTTCTCGATAATGATGGTTTGGTAAAATACATAATAAAAGTCACCGGATTGCCGGCACAAGTCATTCTATCTGATCAGCAAGTAGCCGAGATGCGCCAGCAACAGCAAGAGGCAGCGGCTGCACAGCAAGAAGCGCAGCAAGAAATGCAAAACTCTGAGCAAGCGCGTAATGTAGCACCGCTTATGCAAGCCTTACAAGCGAGCCAGGGCCAGGCTGAATGATGGAGATAGAAGATTTACAACGTATATATCGCGCCACCTTTACAACAGAAGACGGCGAAAAAGTTTTAGACGACCTTAAAAAAAGGCTTGGTCTATACAAGAGTACGCATGTTCCGGGCGATCCCCATGAAAGTGCGTTCTATGAGGGGCAGCGCAATGCGATGCTCATAATTTTACGAATGTTAGAAGAAAGAAAGGATCTTAACAGTGAATGAAACAGCAGAGGTAATTGAGGAATCTCAATCTCAAGAAACAGTAGCACAAGAAACACCAGTCGCTTTTGCCGATACATTAGGCGACGAGTTTAAAGGCAACCCTATATTTGCAAATTTCCAGGACGTTAATGGCCTGGCGAAATCCTATATGCATGCACAGCGCATGATAGGAGCGGATAAAATAGCAATTCCTGGCAAGCATGCCACCGATGACGAGCGGCTAGAAGTCTATAGAAAGCTTGGATCACCGGCGGATGTATCGGGATACGAGATAAGTTTTCCGGATTTATTCACGGATGAAGAGCAAAGCGCATTTAAAGAAACAGCTTTGGCTAATGGATTAAGCAGCGGCCAGGCTAGCAAGGTTGTCGATTTTCTAAACGATACCTTTACACAAGCGCAATCACAGAACGAATATTCTGCACAGCAAATCGTAAACGAAAATCGTGCAGAACTCGAACAAGAGTGGGGCAACGCAATGCCGCAAAAGCTCGAGAGAGCAAGATCGGCAGTTGTTAGTCTGTTAGGTAGTGACGATATAATGGAAGATATCGAGCTTGCCGACGGAACAATGCTAGGCGATAACCCACAGATTATAAGAATGTTTGCCGCTATAGCTGACCAGATAAGCGAAGATGCCCTGGGCGGCCCTACAAGCGAGCAGATTAGTACACCGGCAGAACTCGAGAAAGAAAAACGAGAGTTAATGGTTACCGGTTCACCTTATTGGAGTAGTCAACATCCAGAGCATGAAACCTACGTACAGCGTGTTTTGGCACTTAACGAGCAGCTATATCCAGAACTTGACGAGGGGTAATCTTCGGATCCTTCCAGGTTAAACTATCTATTTGGGCCTTATTTATAAGACAACCCAGCTTCAATTTTAACTTAAATTAACGGAGGTACTTATTATGAGTACACAAATCACTACGGCTTTCGTTAATCAGTTTTCTCAAAACATACAGTTATTATCGCAGCAAATGGGTTCATTACTGCGAAACACTGTACGACAAGAAACTGTGAACGGCGAAAAAGCCTTTTTCGAGCAGATCGGGTCAGCGGTGGCGCAAAAACGAGCAAGTCGACACGCTTCTACCCCCATCATGGATACACCCCACGCCCGTTAATTTTCAGCGGCTTAATGTAGAAATACATTTTGAAAAACTCTGTGAACTCAGAAAAAGTCTTACTGAGATAATTCTGAGCCAAGCCTAGAAATAGGAAGGTGCAACGACTATTCCGAGAGGAAGTAGGATCAAGTGATCCGAAGCGCAGAGCATCCAACCAGGATGATGATATAGTCTGATCTATATGGTGACATATAGCAGCCGAAAGGCGGTTTTGTTCTAACGAAACAAAGCGAACACAAATGAGAATGGTTACTATGAGCGATTATGAATACGCTGACTTGGTTGATGACCAGGACAAAATTCGTATGCTCATATCGCCGGAGTCAACATACGGCAAGGCAGCAGCAGCAGCTAT